AATATAATATATTTAAAATTGTAATGAAAAATAAATGGAAATAAGATTTGTGGTTCTTGTAAAATATTGATAATTAGATGTTTGTTTGGCTTTATTATTATAATACTAATTATCGGGAATAATCGAAATAATTATTAGCGATTATTTTTTGTTGGTGATAAATTTCCCTTGTTGTATTGAATTTCTAACTTTGATTGGATTGAAGTCGGTCGGGTAACAAGAATGTATTTAACGTAACTACCGAAGTATAAAAATGAAAAAGCCGGTCAATTACCGGCTTTTCTTGTTTTTAATATGATATCGGACTTTCCATTTGTGCTTTTTCAAGTCCTTCAAGAGTTCTTTATTCTTTATCTGATAGTCGAGATGTATCGACACGGATTCTTGGAAGGACTTTTCCGCATTTCGTATGCTGTTCCCGGATACGGCTAAATCGATGGAGGGACAATAGGCGATATAGGCATTAGCTTGTTTGAAAATGTAGATGTGGAATACCCCTGTAAGCAGATTACCGGAGATTCCTATTTTATCGGTACGAGGTCGCATAACGTTCACGAGTCAATTTGTTTATATATGATTTCGGGCGGAATAGCCGATATTTTCGAGAAGGCGAAAAGTTTCTTTCCCAAGTCTTTCAGCGAAGCGCCTATATGGTAGATTTCCCCATCGATGATTAGGAACCGATCGTGCGCCTTTGTGTATAACTTGACCTTTACAGGCGAATACTGGGCGTTGAATCGCTTGATGTCGAGCTCTAATTGCGGAGTGATCTTATCCGTATAAATCACCACCGACACCGATTTTTCTCGTTTCCCGAATAAAGTCAGGACAGATTCGTCTATATAGTTGTCGAAAAGGACGATACTTTTTCGGGCTGACTTGACAAGATCGCAAACGAATTTATAGGCATCGAATATCTGGCCGGCAAAAAATATTCCCTCTATCGGCGGTAAGGAATGGCGGACGAAAAAATCTACTTGGTTGCTGAGCCTTTGTATTTCGGAGTCATATCTTTGGAAACGGGTATCGATTTTGTCTTCCAATCTTTCAAACCGATGGTTTAAGGAATAACCTTTCAACATATAATCTTTTAGAACAGAATTTGCCCAACGTCTGAAAAGTGTAGCGTTTTTTGAATTTACACGATAGCCTACCGATAGAATAGCATCTAAGTTATAGACTTTTGTTTTATAGTTTTTTCCATCTGCGGCAGTTAGTTCCAAAATGGAACATACTGAATTTTCGTCTAACTCATTACTGGCAAAGATGTTTTTTAGATGTTTGGTTATAGCTTGCCTCCCTGTTCCGAACAGTTCAGATATCTGTTGTTGTGTCAGCCATACGGTCTCATTTTCTAAACGGACTTCCAGACTTACAGAACCTTCTGGTTGATATAATACGATTTCACTCTTTTGTTCCATCTCTGAATAGTTTTTGCAAATGTACATAAATAATTAAAAAACAGTGATGAACTTCTGAGATATGAGTTCATCGGGTATTGGTCTCGTCGCATCAATTCCGAACATCGTATTATCTACACGGTTCATGATGATATTGTGACCGTTTTTGTCTCCATGAGATACTATTATGCAAAGTAAATTTATAGAAATTCTATTTTGCTTTTATATTGGCAAAATCAATGACTTGACGATTAGCAGTGTCTATTTTTTTCGGAATCAAAACCTGTATGAATGTCTATTAATGCGATTACCGGCCTACCATTTGCCTATTAGGTCCATATTTTTAAGACTGGATATAAAAAGAAAAACACTGATAATTAATTATCAGTGTTTTTATAAATCAGTCGGGGTGACAAGACCTTATTCAAGGGAAGATAGTTATATAAATGATTGATTTTCAATAAAAGATTTAAGAGAAACACGGGGTGTTTCTCCCGTATTTCTCCCGGTAGAATAATATGTAATGGACTATAAATAAATTGATTATTTAAAAATTATATTTTTTGAATAATCGGCATCTACTGTTTCTGTTATAGTTTTTTCAAAATTTGGTTTATCTGTTTGGTTTAACACTAATTTGTTATTGTTGTATTCTCCTGTACAGAATTTACCTATAAATCTAATATCTATCTTGTTTGCAATTCTTGAATTATCGATTGAGTTACAATAATAGCCTTTCCCGGAATATACAACTTTATTGTACTGTTTTTCTATGACAGTAACATTTTCCAAAGAGTCATAGGGGGGAAGTTCCCGATAGTGATTATCCCAAATAGGTATTTTGATTGTCACTGTTTTTTTAGGATATATGGTATCGATTTTTTGTGAATATGTATCATATTCCAAAGGTTGAGGAATAAAAACAGCCTGTAAGCCATCTCCACATATCACGGAATCATTTATAAAAAATTCTTTATCATAATAATTTATATCGAGTCCTCTATAACCTGAATAAGAAGGAGAATAAAATCCTGCGCTTGTGAGAAAAGATGTATTTACTTGTACATAGTAATCGGTTTCATTTTTTAGATTATACTCTATGAAATGGAGATCTGTTTTATCCGCTTTATCACAAGCGAAAAAAGATAGTAAAATCGAAGCTCCGAAAAATAATAATAGTTTTTTCATAACGGTTATTTTTTGTTGGTTAGTAATTCAATCATTTTTTCTTGTGAATCAATAATTTTTTCAAGGTCTTTTATACGTTGTTTTAGGGCCTTTACTTCGGGAGATGTAAAAATAATGTGGTTCCCATTACCTATACCTCCGATATGATTCTTGTTTCCAGATACGGAAACAGGGATAGAATCATTAAAGAATAGAGACGGAGAAATACCCAATAAAGAGCAAACTTTTTCCAATGCAATAACAGAAATAGTACCTCTATCTAATGACTGGCGAAATCCAGTTTCTGACATTTCTGCTTTTTCAGCACAACTTCTAAATGTGTAGTCGCTCTTTTTTATAAACTCTTTTAATAAATTGAAATCCATATGATTATAAATTTAAATAGGAGAATAAACAATGTTTAACATAGATGTATCTATTAAATTAGTAGATATATCTATCTTTGCCATGTGTAATCCTACACAAAATAAGTAAAACGACACAAAACAAACAAAAAAAGATATGAAAAAGACGACAGACACAACGAACAACGACAGGCTGTTAGCGTGGCTTTCGACAATCCCGGTCGGCATATTCCCGGGAATCAGGGAACAGATCATGCGGGATTGCGGAATATCTCGCTATGTGCTCTCTTATTGGCTGAGCGGACGCACGAAAATTCCCTATCTCGCCATGCAGAAGATAGAGCATATCGCCGGTAAAAAAATATTCGAATACTAACCAAATTACTAACCAATAAATTATTAAACGTATGAAAATTATTGACTACAAAAGAGGAAATGACGAAGGCGGCATCCTCGTTAACGGGAAAGACCAGTATATAGCGGTCACAGCGAGCACAAGCAAAAAATTCAAATCCTTGCGGGGTGCTCAAAAGTTCTTGGAAAGCTACGGGTACAAAGAAGTGAGAGGTAAACATTCGATCGGAGGAACACAGTACAGATCGAAGGATCGCAATAGCCGTGCAGAAGTCTATCCGGGTGGACAAGATGAATACGGCAGAGACCTTTTCCGAGTAGAATTGAGAGAGGATAACGGGCATGTAGAAGAACTCTACATGACAAAAACCAAGTTGAATCGATGGCTGGATCAATTCGGATTTAAACCGGAGAGCCAAGTCGGACAGGCTCGCAAATCAAAAAGATCTCCCCGGTTGAGAGGTCGTGACGATATAGATTGGTGGGTAGCTATTGAAAAAAACAATGCAAGGCGCACGAATAGTATGCTCGATTATTCAGGGAATAAAGAGGATATGTTGGATTTGGTAATGGCGCAAGTCGACGATTACGCATATAATCACAATGATAGCGACCTAATAAAATCCATAGATCGAGCGAAAACGGCAGAAGATCTATTTAAGAGAGAAGGGTATATAAGCAAAGACAAAGAGGAATATAGTATATCCGATATAGGAGATAAAAGTTTTGAAGTCCTTCATGTTACCGCAGAAAACTTTGAAAAACTATCGGATATTTACCCGGATATCTACGACCGATTTAAAGATGACTTTGACGAAGAAGATATAGATTATTAACCCCTTAATTGTCTGACACTATTATTATGGAACCATCGAAATTATACAGAGGGAGAGATGCCTCGGGAATCTGGCATTACGGATATTTCGTCGAACAATGGATTTACGGCATAGAAAAGAAATACGTACAGGTAGACGTCGCCACCGTAGGCAAAGCCATCGATGTAGAGGATAAAACAGGAACCCCCATCTATACCGGCGATACCTTCGAATACAAGGGATATAAATTCGTAGTCGAGTACGACAAAGACGGGGCCGGATATGTCGGCAAAGGAATCGACAACCCCACTTACCAGATATCCGGCTATGACTTGAAGCGAATGATCATCACCGGAAACATTCACGATTAAAGTTCTTAAAAATGGAAAAGGCACAAGCTATAATGGAATTGATCCTATTAGGATCTATGCTAATATATGTATTGCTACTCATCATAGCACTATCTATATTGATATACAAAATTTTAAAGGATAAATAAATAACTGAAATTATGGAAACATACACGATTAAAGCTATCCAAAGATGGAAAATGAACAAGTCTTGACGGTATTATCTATAATAGGAGCTATTTTCTTTCTAATATTAATAGTGATTTACATCATAGTGATATTCAGTGCAATATACGAGGTTTTAGAGACAGATAAACTACTGAAAATTATGGAAACGAAGAATGAACAAAATATAAGCGATATATTAGAATCTTTTGTAAATACAATAAAAAAAGATAAGGACGTTAAATCGGCTCTTGTTTTGATAGAAACAAAATATGATCGGATTATACAAGTAAAAGGGAGGGGAACAAGCATATCCGAATCGTTATACGAACTTTGTAAAGTGGTTCCATCAATCAAACATACATTGAAAGTTGCATTGTTCGTATTGGAGAAAGAGAAACAGGCAAAAGCAACCGATGAATCGAATTAAAGCACTATTTATCCTTCTTTTCCTCGCCTCCTGCATACCGAAGGAAATACCGGAAGAACCGCCTTTGCCGGACAACGAACGTCCGGGAATGAACATCACCATAGACACTACCGAAATTGTCGTTAAAAACGATACCATTCTGTTATGACACGATTAGAAGAATATCTCAATACCCGTTTGGCTAATATCGGGCTCTCTGCCGCTGAAAACAAACGAACTCTATACTACTCCGGTCAACCGAAAGAAGTACCTATTATCGGGCTGAACGAGCGCAAGCAGGCCATTACATTGCCCTATTGCGATCCGAACGGAGAAGTCGCCACTTATGAATACGAAGGCCGACAAATTCCCTTCGAGCGGCTCCGGTACATGGAACCGCAGGAGTACGAGGATAAAGACGGGAAGAAAAAGACGATGCGGTACAGCCAGCCGCCGAAAACCGGTGTATATACCTACATGACGCCCGGCATAGTCAGGAGATACCGGTTAGCTGAGAAAATAAAGACACTGTTTATCGTCGAGGGCGAAATCAAAGCCCTTTCCGGCGATGTGCTGGGGCTCCCCATGATAGGGATCGGCGGTATTCAAAACATCAAGGATAAGGAGAACAACACGATCGATGACTATATACGAATGATTATCGATCGTTGTAAGCCCGACAACGTGGCATTGCTTTTCGATGCCGACCTGCTCGATGTGAAATATTCAGAGGATAAAGATCTGGCTACCCGGCTGCAAAACTTTTGCTCCGCCGTCATAAACTTTATGGAGTACATGAAGCCTTTCGATGTCGATTTGTATTTCTCCCATATAGCCACCAAATACAGCGAATCGGCAAAAGGTTTGGACGATTTGATCGCCACGCTGAAACCCAAGAAGAAAGAAAAATTGGTCGAGGAACTGAACGACTTGATTACCGGCAGGAAAGATTTTATAAACTGCATGGCACTTTCTCCCGGTATCAAATACAAGCTCGAAAAATACTTCTTCCTCGACAACGTGGCGAATTTCTACGAGAATTATAAAGCCATATTGGAGGATAGGATATTCAAGTGGAAAGGAGCCTCTTATTACTTCAACGGAGAAAAAGTGATAAGGGACAACCTCTCCAAAGCCAAGATGTTTATCAAGGTGGCCGACCAGTATTATAGAAAGTGCATCATTTTCGATGAAGACAGGGACGAAGAGAGAAAACGCCCCATCACAAAATTGATCAGATATAACGAAGGGGCTGTGAAACAAGAGGTAAAGGACATATCACTTATACCCCGTTACCAGATGTTTTACAACGATCCCGACAACACCAGCGGGTACAAGCGTATAAAAACGGACACATACGAAGGCATAGAGACGACAAGGTACAACCTCTATAATCCGGTATTCCACAGTATAAGACCGGGTAGCTGGAAAACGATAGAATCCTTTTTGCGGCATATCTTTTCCGATACCAATTTAGAGGGGGAAACGATGTATGAGTTCGGATTAGACTACATACAACACACCTTTTTCGAGCCTAAGAAAAAGATGCCGGTTCTCTGCTTTGTATCTAAGGAAAGAAATACGGGCAAATCTACCTTCTTGTACTTCATGCGGGAAATCTTCCAAGAGAATGTTATCGTCGTTGATTCCGACCGCCTGAACAGCCAGTTCACCAGTTCGTACGCCGGCAAATTGATAGTCGGTGTAGAAGAAGCCTTTGTAGGCGAAAAAAGAACGGATATCAAGGAAAAGATAAAGAATTGGGCGACCAATCCCAAGATGTTGACGGAGCAGAAAGGGAAAGACGCCAGCGAGATAGAAAACTACATGCACATCATCGTATGCTCGAACAACGAAACGAACTTCATGCAGATAGACGAAGGCGAGAATCGCTATGCCGTCCTGAAAGTAAGCCCTCTTGAAAAAGACGATCCGGAAATCATGGAGAAGATGAGAAAGGAAATCGGGGCATTCCTGTACTACCTTTCAAACAGGAAATATTATTATAATTATAAAAAGTCGAGAATGGGATTCAAGCCGGAAGTATATATGACGGAAAGTTTGATCCGAGTACAGGAGCGCACGGAAAACAAAGCCGTTAAAGAGATAAAGGACTTTATCCGGCAGAGCTTCATCGATTACGAAACCGTTGAATTATATTATTCTCCGAAAGATCTTGCGATAGAAATCAACCAAGTGGGAGGATTCACCATATCGAAATCGACGATCATAGATTTTCTGAAATACGATTTGAACATCAAGCCGGAACCCATGATGCGGTATGACTACTATGTGATGAAAGCGGATCCCAATACAGGGACGATAAGCCCGGAAAAGGGTGGAACCAAGACCGGAAGGCCCTATAAATTCGAACGGAAAGATTTTATAAAGGAGGAATAAAAGATGAATCTCTTTCAAAACGAAATAGAACAACAAGCCATTAACCGCATTCAAAAATTCGCAAAAATAGCGGAAGTAATGGGATTTGATATCTGTTTAGGATTTTCAGGAGGGAAAGACAGCCAAGTTTGTTTCGATCTCTGTAAAAGAGCAGGCATCAATTTCAAAGCCTATTATAATCATGCCTTCGAAAGCCATGTAACAAGAAAGTTTATCCGGGAAAATTATCCCGAAGTAATAAGGCGTAGAGACTATAAATTTGGATTTATAGAAAACATATATGTAAACCATCATGGTTTTTTGCCTACGGTAGAAGCTGCATATTGTTGTACCGAATACAAACACAATGCTAAATATGTAGATAAATGTTCTATCGTCGGAGTTCGTAAAGCAGAAAGTTTTAGACGCAGAGCAAGAACTACATTCGAAATCAAAAACAAGACACTTTTGAAGAAAAATAAAGAGTTAATCGATAGTTATTTTGAGGAACATTGCCAGTCGACAGGAGCAAGCAACATAATACAATTAAAGCCTATTATTGACTGGACGGATAATGATGTTTGGGATTATATGAGAAAATATAAATTGCCCATTAACCCAGAATATAAACATAGTAAAAGGGTAGGATGCTTGGTTTGTCCGAAAGCAAATATTAAATCGAACGCTTATTATCTTATTAAGATGCCGGGGCTCATCGATGCATTTATTCGAGCAAAAAAATATGAGAATAACGATTGGATAATTACAAACGATAACAAAGATTATACAGACGATAAAGTCCAATATATCATAAGATGGTTAAATCATTCGTTCAGACCCTTTACCAAATCCCAATATGAGATATATCTAAAAATTAGAGAAGCATATAATGAGTATAAATGTAATAAAGGAAATAAGCCATGAAAGAAAAGGAAAAAATCGACTGGTTGAAATCACATTGTTTTTCTGAGTTCGCCAGTATGTACGGAAAAGTGTTCGATGATTTGTCCGAGACTCAACCTATATTTTGCGTTTGTGGAAAAATAGCAACCGGTCTACATGAACGAACCTGTAAAAAATTCGACAACAAAGTAGAAAGAGAAGTTCTTAGAAGACTCGCACACTTATTACCCTATTACTTAACACGTAAAAAATTGAGATATGGAAGTAAACGAAATCATGGAAGCGGTACGCAGGATGCGGAACTACCAGAAGAAAGCCGCCGGTAAAAGAAATGATTACCGGTTTCAAGATGATCGACGACAGGCTGAGAAAGAAGTAGACCGGTTAATCAAAGAATGGGAGGACAAAGAATTTCATAAACGACAAACACAATTATTCTAATCTTTTGAGGTCGCAAATCATGACCTCAAAAAAAACCGATTTGATATCACAAATTGTGATTTCAAATCGGTTAAAACTGTTTTAATTGCCTGACTCATTCTTCCGGTGGAGTGTAGAACCCGATTCTCGCACGGGATTTCTCACGCTCCTTGCTTTTATTGGATTGCAGTTCGGCGAGAGTTTCGTTAATGAGTTCAAGCTGCATGCGGGTATCTTCATTAACATCGTTGTAGTCGGCAAATACTTCCTCGATATATTCTTTGAGTTCTTTTACTTCTTGTTGGAGTTTTTCTACCGGACTTGAAATCGGTGTTGATAACATTTGACGAATAGCGACAAAGGCACGCATGATTCCCCGATTTATTTCAATGGCTGTATCAGAATTGAGGACGCTACTAAGCATCGCTACTCCTAATTCAGTAAAGGCAAAAGGCATGTATTTGAAATTATTTCCTCTTCCTTTGTTCAAGGTCACAATTTGTGTCCTTGAAAGTTCTTCCCGGGTTAGTTCAAACATGAAATCCTGTCCCTCAAATCGCTTTAAATTACGTCTGACAGCTTGTTTCAATCTTTTAGTCTCTGTACCATACATTTCCGCAAGGTCGAAGTCAAGCATCACACGTTGCCCTCTTATCTCGTATATCTTGCTTTGAATCAGTTCAAGGTCTCCCATAAAATACAACTAATAATGTCAGTTTTTCGAAATGCAAATATAATCAATATAAAACACATAAAATCAATTATTCTAACCCATAATAAATTAGAAAAGATGAAACATGTATTTTTTTGCCTCGCGCTGCTGGTGGCAGTGGCAGGCTGTAAGAGCAAACAGAAGTTAGTCAAGTCCGAGTTTATCGAGAAACAGACCATCGACACGATACAAGTACCGGCCGAGCGATCCACGCTTACCGGTACTTTGTCGTATATACCCGGAACCGGAATTGTATTTACCGAAATAGACCAGAAACAAACACCGGGGATCGAGACCTCTGTCTCCATCAGCGGCGACACGCTGAAAGTAGAAACACGGACACAGGAGAAGAATATCCCCGTCGTCACCGCCTCGACTACCGTAGAAAACAAATATGTGGAGGAAAAAGAAAACAACGTATTTAAAAAGATCATAGAAGCAATCGGATTGATAATCGTTCTTTTTCTTGTCATTTTGCTAATTCGGATAAGTCCGAGAAAAGGATAAAAAAAATTTTTGATTGAAAACTTGTTACATTTGTTACATTTGTTACAAAATAGAGATAATAATATGATAATAAAGATATTATATAATAAAAAAGTTGTAACAAATCTTGTAACAAAATCGGAAATTGTAACAAATCGATTTTTGCGTTCCCGAATTGTAACAAATTTTTTTTACGAGAACATCTCTTGTAAAAAAGTTTGTTACACCGTGAAACGCTTTACACATCGGCTTTTTGAAAGATTTACCCCATCATGTAACAAATGTAACAGGATTTTCTCGCAAGTCACAGGATTTTTTTTCGGACAAAAAGAGAATATAACGATAAAAACACAAAAGATTTTCAATAGATTACATTGTTTTTCTCAATAAATTCATTAAATTTGAAAAATCGTAATAGCTTTATTATTAGCTATTTAAAAATTAAGTTGATTTTTGCAACCATTTTCGGACATAAATAAAACATTAAAAAAACAAATAGACATGCAAATCGATATTGTGACGAACAAAGAGATAGCGCGTCGGTTGAAGATCAGCGAGAGCAAAGCGTGCCGGTTGGTACGGCTGTATCGCGATGCGCATTCTTTGCCCAAATATTCGCCTGTCGAATGGGTAAAGTTCTGCGATTTTCTCGGTTTGGAAGTTAAACCGAGTTAAAAGACGGGCAAAAATTTCATAAATTGCAATTCTTGCAGCCTCCGGTAAGAAGATACCTATATTCGTTCCGCATGATAATGACGAACGAATAATGAGTGCTCTAAAATGGCTTATCGGAGGCGCTGCCCTTCTTTATTTATATAACAAGTTTTCCACGGCAACGGCATTGATGAAAACGAACATCGAAGTCGTGGGATTCCGTTTCTTTTCTATCAAGTGGGATTATACCACGGTAGATATAGATTTCCAACTGCAAAACCTTTCGCAGAACAGGGTAGTACTGAACGGCATACAGTTCAGCCTGTATTTGAACGGTACGTTCGTCGGATCGTCGAGCCAAAGCCTCAATAACGTAGTTTTGGAATCTTACCAGACTGTGAAGGTACGGGCGCGGGTAAGCCTGAAAACCTCTAAACTGCTTAGCCTCCTGAATGCTTATTTAGCCACGAACGCCAGCAAATACCACATCGATGTATCGATAAACGGACGGCTCGGAGCCAACGGAACCAGTTACCAGTTTACCCCTTCTTTCTACGTGCGTATTCCTTCGCTGGTTTCCCTTGTGGAAATGATAAAGAACCTGTTTTCGAGTGGCGACAAAGTTACAGATGTCGCCCATGACAAAGACGCGGAAGTAACCGAAATAACCTCTACTACGGAATGATCGCACAAGCAGAACATAAAGATACGATAATCAATCGTCAGGGCAAGACGAAGGATATCATGCAGGCAGTCGTCGATTGCTACAACTCCGACTATTCCCAAGTTCAGGAGCTGGCCGATAACCTTCCGGGAAATGATACCCTTTCCCGTTGCCGGGCTGTTTTCGATTTCGTCGATAAAAATATCAAATATCAGATTGATCCTTTGCAAAAGCAATGGATCAGAACCCCGGCGAGGTTATGGAGCGATGGCGAGGGGGATTGCAAGAGCTTTTCGATCTTCATTTGCTCGTGCCTCCGGTGCATGGGTATTCCTCACTTGTTCCGGTTCGCCGCCTATGAAGGGAACAGCGATCCTACGCACGTCTATGCGGTAGCCATCGACGAAAGCGGAAAAGAGATCATCGTCGATCCCGTTTATCGGGACGAAAACGGAAAAGCCGTCTTTAACAAAGAATGTCCATATACAAAAAAAATAGATATGAAAGGAACCACAGAAATAAGCCGGTTATCCGGTCCCGGCATCGGTTATTTTACCGAAACCGAAATGATCGAGATACAGGGCAAGGAATATTTGCCCCGTGTGGAGCAAGACTTTTTAATTAACCTGAATGCGTTGAATACCTTGTATAAGGGAGCCGTCGCGGCGAAAGACGAAGCATTTGCCAACCGTATAGAGAACCTTATGGACGTGGCAACGGTGGCTATCATGTTGTACGAGAATGCGGAAAACGGATTCGGCGATGTCGAGAAAGGCATCTCCTGTCTCCGGGTGATGTACGACGAAGGGGCCTTTAACCAGCCTGTCGGCACGACCAACGATCAACGCTCGCAAGTGATGAACATTATCCTCGGAGCGGTTATCCAACAATCGCCTTCTGTCACGGCTAACGAGGACGATATAGATTACCTGCTCGAAGCTACCGGTATCAGTACGCCGGGTTTCGATGCTTCGGAGTTCCTCGGTAGTGATGTGGCTGTCGGGAGGGCTTCATACCGACAGATGAGAGCTGCATCCCTTTCGGGATCAAAACCAACACAGGCAGAAATAAATAATGTTCAAAAAACACTTGATGAATCGGCGGAATACTTTATGTATTCATTTATCCCGGAATCGAAGATAGGAGAATACCCTGCTATTGTCGGAGAGAAGCGAGCTTATTATAAATCGGTGTATAAGGATATAAAGGATTCGGGGGCTATGTCCGAAGCCAATTGTTTGCGTATTATCAACAATGCTATCGCCGCAAGATATAGAGGTATATCCGGGACGCAATTCTTGTATAAAGTTAAGACCGGAGAGATCCCTGTTATTGGCTGGTTGGCTATCGTTTCCTCAATTTTGGGCGTTTTAAGTGCGATAGCAAAATTCTTCGAAAAAATTTTCGGTACGGACGAAAAGGAAACAAATGAACTATTCGACAAAAATAAGATGGAGTCGTCCGATGGTTTTGCCGGTATCGTTCAAAATCCAGACGACATCATCGTTCCAGATACAGGAAGCGGAAGCACCGACAATCCCCTATTAGATTTCAGCAAGCCGACCGGAACAGTCGCCAGCTCGAATCTTCTCGGTATTCTACTGGTAGGCGGCGTATTGATGGCTTTGATATTCGGCGGAAGCGGCGACAAGAAAAAGAAGAAAAAATAACTTTTATAAACCCCTAAAAAATAAAGAAAATGGCAAAATTAAAAAAGTACCCCAAACAACCGAAGATGAAAAGCTCGGTAGAGGTTTGGAAACGCTACGAAGAACGTTGTCGTGAAGTAGATCGCTACAACAACGACCTCAAACGGAGGGAAGCGGAGAAGAAACGCATCATCGACAAAGTGCGTAAAATGAAGTAAGTAATTAACAGGTAAAAAAGATTGTTTTATGAAAAAGAAAACGAAAACGGACAGAATTGTTAAAACTGTCCTCGGTGGAGCCGCAGGCGGCGCCATCACTCAGGTGGTGAAAGGAACCATCATGAAGGGAAAGAAAACTTTATATACCGATTTGGCCGCAATCGCCATCGGTGCTATCGCTCCCTCCCTCGTGAAGATGGACGGTATCGGCGAATTGGGCGCGGGCATGATAGGTGCGGGAGTCGCAGGCGTGATCGCAAGCTCGGTCCCCTCGTTGGCCGGTACTCCGTTCAGCAGATTCAATAATGCCCTGTACGGTGCGAATGCGGCTTATCGCCAAAGCATTATTGGCAAGGGTCAAAAAAAAAATCAAAACAGCGTCCTAATGTAAAAGGCACGCCGTTTAAAAATGTCTTATTTTAAAACAAGGTAAATTATGAATAATCAATTTATAGCGCCTTACCTTCGCAAACGTTGGGAGGACGCAAGAAAAAAAGTGCAGACGCTGAGTCCCGAACTTTTCCCCCAATCTTCCTATCTCCGTATTGACCAGACTTTGGTAAACGGAGTAGGAAACTATGTTTTCGATCCCATGCGCCAGAACGGACAGCAGGGCACATACGGGCAGTTGTTGAACCGTAACGACTTGTTCCTTGCCTATGGCATGGGGTTGTTCCTGATTTACGAGATGACAGCCAATCCGGGAGCCGCCGTATTCGCCACTTCGTTATCCGATCTCGTTGCCAAAGCGAAGGTAATGGGTTCGACCGACACGATCCCCGTAGATGTTCAATGCGTTTATGGAGGTTCGCTTCGTTTGCAAACCGGAACGACTGTAACTTTCGAGGCGTTGGAAACCTCCATCTTCAACGTATCGCACCAAGCAGCCAACAGCGGAACAACCGAGGCAGCAGTCGTATCGCTCGACAGTTCCGTACTCGACGAGATTTTCTATACCCCGGAAATGATTGCTTTCGCCGGAACGAAAGAACAGACTTTCAGCCTGAAATTCCCGTGTGCCAACACGTCGGTATTCCAGCCGGCAAGCTCTCCGAAAGGCTCCGTAGGGTTGAGTCTCGTTATGCTCGGCTTCCTCGTGAAGAACGGAGCGCTGTTGCTCGAAAACTACAAGGGCGATGTGAACGACTTCCTCGCCCCCGCGTGATGATTCCATAATAGTGTCAGACCATCGATTTCCCGGAGTGTCCTCTATCTCCGGGAAATCTTAAAAAGAAAAGAAATGAGGGAATACGTTATACAGAATGTAGACTTTATACAATTAACTGTAAATCCGGGCGAGGATCGGGTTTATTTTCCCGTGTCTACCCATTTGCAGGGAAAGAAGGTTTTATATTTGGAAGTCCTTACTCCGGATAAGGGCTTGGACCTTTCCGGCCGATATCCCATTTTATCGCCCGATAGTTTATTTGTAACGCTGTATGATACTTCCGGGAATTTAATTATTGATACCCTCTTTATCAACTATTTCTCAACTTTAACAGGAAATGACTTACCGAGAATAGACAGTGAGATAGATTGGGAAAGATCGTTTATTTCGGTCCCTGTTTCAGTCGAACAAACCTCTGTCTTGTTCTTTTCGGTATATATCGGATCGGAAAATCTTCCTGTCCCATCTCAAAAGAACTTATACAATCTAACCCTTCCTTCTGTTGCCGGAACGATGGAAATATCTCTTTTCCGAAAGGTTCAGGCGTTGAAAGAAGAAAAAATAACCGGTGTATATGCGATGGTCGGGTCTCCGACAGGTAAGCCGGATCAAGTATTTGGATTCATAAACGGATATCTGTATTTGGTTCCGAAAGATAAAACCAGATATATCAATTACATTCCGTTACAATTTATATATGGAATGTCTTTTACTTCGATTTATGAAAACTATACACCGATTTCTTTGCAACGAAAATTCATAGCTCCGGTAGAGATCGATTTCAACCGAAGCAAAATTTTGATACGATCCACGGACGAAACTATACAAACCCTAAATTTATCTTTCTATTATGAATAATATCGGTTTATCATATCTTCCCTTTACCGGAGCTTATTCCATTGTTGTGGATATGAGCCAAGCCAAACCCGGTGAGCGCGTGTATTTACCGGACACACCTGTTTTGTCCGATAAGTTTATTACCGGCGTTTTTGCCTTTTGGTCGTATGATGGTAATATACAGGACCCAGACGGAAATCTTATAGACGGAAACAGGCTTTACTATATGAATCTTACTCTGGTCGATTTGGAGAATGACGATTTTATATCGAATGTTCCTCTGGTTTATTTTTCCTTCGGAGGTCGTCAGATACCCGTAAATCGCTACCTCGTACTGCCGAACTGCTATATTACGAATAATTATGCTGCAAGCCCGGCAAATCATATCATGCTTACCTTCTTCTATACATCGAAGGTTGAGAATAATGTGCTTTCTCCGGTTAGAAAACTGAGAATCCAATCGATGAACATTCCCGTATATTCCAATTCGGCGAATAGATATTACTTACCGGATAATCGGGTTCTTGTAGATAAAAAATTTAGAAATATCTATTCTACGTCGGTTTTTGTAAACACGACGACCCCCTCTGTAAAGGAAATCGTAGCGCCGGATAATTCGTTTTTAACTCTTATTCTGCGATCGGATATCATATTATACCGCTTCCCTGTGTTATATCTTTCACAATGGAATTTTCCTTTTAGACTGAATATGGATAATCTGCAAGCCGACTTACCGAGCTCCTATATAGAGCTCTCCCAAAATATCGCCCAGACGGTAGGGGATAAGGTCGTTTTCTTGAACTTTGAGTATGAAGATTAAAACTGACTGACTATGATACGCGGAAAAGAAAATCTAATCGAATGGGTGAAATCGACGCCGAACGTGAAACAGATACAGATTCGCACCTCTCCCGGCGCTGACGCTTTCCAGTTCCAAAGCGAGGAAGGCGAGAATAAAAAGACGATGGAAGATCGACTATCCCGAACCCTCGAATATTTGGAGCCGGGAAAATATTACATCGAGATGTCCGACGGAAACTCCCGGAGAAACTGGTATCGGGATTACTTCGTGCTGGAAGATGATGCATCGGCTGTTTCTTTCCAGCCGGGAGCGGCGAATATCGGCGGTGTTCCTTCCGATGAAGTGGACCGGAGAATCGCCGCGGCACTTGACGCTCAAAAGAAAGAGTTCCGTATCGCCGAGCTCGAATCGAAGGTAAAAGAGTATGAGGAAGAATTAGAGGAACGGGAAAGCCCTTTGCAGTCAGCTATCGGCCGTGTAGCCCCTTATCTTCCGGCTATCCTCGAAAGGTTTTTCGGACGTCCGGGCATGCAGGTAGGAGTTGCCGGAACTTCGCAGCCTATCCGGGTTCCCGCACCGGAACCGAATACCGACGACAACTCCCGGATATTGCGGATCGCCGAACGGCTGGCAGCCATCGAACCCGATTATCTGAATCTGTTGGAAAAACTGTGTGACAAATTGGAAGATAACCCCGCTCTCTTGGGCATGATTAAACAATTCGCTTGATATGAAATACAATCCTAACCTATTCAATAAAGGGGTATTCCCCCGATTTACCAGTGTGACGGTGTATGCAAAACCTTCGTATAGTTCAGATGTCCTGTACGAAATAAAAGGTTTTGCCGGAATGACAGACGGAAATTATGAAAATGTGGACGGCTGGAATTGGTACAGGCTCGGCTCTATCGATGGAAAAAATGTGTGGGGTTGGGTACGTGAGGATTATGTAGAGTTAAAGACGGTAGACCCTATCAATAACGAAGCGGCGCAATCTCAATTAAATCTTATTATAGAGAACGATAAAAATAGCATGATCAATCTATTAGTAGCCTCTCGTGGTTGTTCTATGCTTGAAAGTTCCGGTAGAAATGTATCTTCTATAAAAAATGAGATTCGCAATCTGTATATCGACATCGTTAACCGGAATAACATAATCGCGTCAATGCCCAACTTGGACGATAAGGTTTACGGTGAGCCTGTTTTAGATAAATTCGCTTCTGACCTTCGGAATATCGTGACACAAAATGCGGTAGGTATAGCGTGGGTTCCCGTACTTGTTATTGCTGCCATAGTTTCGCTTTCATTGGGTGCAGCGTATTATGTCTATGACAAGACTAAGACTCTTGCTTCCAATTCGAATGTGTCCTACAAGGCATCGGATAAAGTTGTCAAAAAGGTTTATTCCAGTCTGACCGAAGAACAAATTCAAATATTGGAAGACGATATAAACCGACAGATGAAAGGAGCTTTTACAACTGGGTATTGGAAAAGTGCTACCAATATAACATGGTTTTCTATACTGAAATATGGAGCCATTGCCGTAGGTGCTATTTGGGTGGTCAAGTGGATTAAAAACAATTTTTGATATGTTCTATTCCGATGAAATATATAATTCTGTTTGGTGTGATTTTTTCAACGAGAAAGAATTACAAGCTCTATTAACTTCTGCTAATTCGCCTAAGTTAACCAATCAGAACTTTAATATAAATACTTGGAATTATACAGCGGAAAACGTCCCCCGTTTGACAGCTGACAATTTAGGTCATGAATGGCCGGACAGTACCCCGTTTTGGAAATATATCGAATCTTCCTATAAAAATGCAGCAAAAGGATTTTCGAAAGAGCTTGTCGGGAAAGAGGTAACACGACTCTGTTCTTACTTGAATCTCCGGGCTCGTCCTACGGCTGAATCTATATCTATATATACCATACATGCGAATCAAATGATTTCGCACATGTACAACCATCAAAAAGGATTTGCATCGGAATGGGACGTACCTTATCAAATACAGCTAACCGGTCAATTTGTTGATATGCCGGACGGCCGTTGGCATTATGTATTTATCAAAGATGAGTTACGGCTTAATACCTCTCTGTTTTCATGGAGATTCCTTAAACAGGAATTTGTAGAAGAAGAATATATTGAAAATTTTAAAGACTTCGCAGACAGGGAGCCTACGGAGGACGAGTTAGAAGCAGAAAAAAATTCTTCTGTCGGATTTAAATTCGCTTTCGTCCGGGAAGATCTTATCGGAAAACTTATTTATCCCGAATTCTTCGATAGTGAATATTTAAGCCAATTTGTCGATTCTTCCGTGTTGGAAGATGCCGGTAACTGGATTGATTATTTATATAAGGATTATCCATATTGGGAAAGAAAGGATGCAATAGAAATAACCTATGACGAATATGGGGCTGAGATCCTTAACATAGATGATCTGGCATTATCTCTACTTCCAAAATCCGATCGAGAAAATATCAAATCTCAAAGACAATCATTGGCTGCCACGTTCTCTCACTATCCGGGATATTGGAAACCAGCTGGGGAACCGGCTTATCTGGTAAGAAAACAATCCCGTACTCGTGGAGATTGGGCACAAGAAATATTTAAGATAGTAACAGGAAACCCCTATGAATTACTATCTTATCGGGAACGATTAGATTTTTTTCGAGAACTTTATCCGGGACATCAATATCCGGGATATTATGAATATGAATTTGAATATTACGAGAACGAAGATAAAGGTTATTCTTATCTATACAATTTGTTACCGGCTTATGATTTGAAGCATTTGAAAAATGATAGTTATATAGCTCTTTTCAATGAAGATAACCCCCGTAATCGTGTCAACGCCTACCAAAATGGAGGCGACCCCGATTTTATGGAGGATTGGGCCGACGAAATCAAAGCCAATATGGATATCGAGAACGGTACTTCGGACCATAACCCCTCTACGGAAGTCGTCGAGAAAAACGTATTGGCCGGAGCCGGTGTATTGGCTCTCGGTCTGTTGTTGTTGAAAAATAATATGTAGCGATATGGTACGGAAAGACAGAAAAAAAAGAATCATCATGCCGTCCCGGAATAATACCGTGCTTCAATCCCCGGAAACCTCGGACGATGGCGCCCTTGACGGTGGAGGATTCGATGACGTGGTAGTCACCGGTCAGGATTTGCGCTGGAAGAAGTGGGCCGTTGCGATCGGAGCGGTAGCCCTCGTTTGGTTTTTAGTCATTCAGGAAGAATAACAATATAAATAACTATGTATCATGTGGTTCGAAAATAAAGTAACAAGCAATAAGGAAGCATTCTTGCAGAAGGTACGACTAATCTGCGCGAAACTGGGTATAGAGCCCGATTGGCTTATGTTCGTCATGAACTCGGAAAGCGGGTTGAATCCGGCGGCTTATAATCCGAATGGCGGAGCGTCGGGCCTTATCCAGTTCATGCCGGACACCGCGAAAGGGTTAGGCACGACGACCGAAGCACTGCGGAAGATGTCGAATGTCGCCCAACTCGACTACGTGTATAAGTATTTTTATCCGTATCGGGGCAAGATGAGCTCTTTGTATGATCTTTACCTCGTTACCTTCTTCCCTGCGGCTCTCGGCAAGCCGGACGGTTATGTGTTGCAAACATCGACACTCCCGGCGAAGGTGATAGCCGATGCAAATCCCGGTATAGATTTGAATCATGACGACCGGATCACCGTAGGAGAATTTAAAAGGTGGATCGATCTAAAAAAAAAAGTATGGGGTTAGAAAGCGGATTCAACGTATTTGTCATTGCTGGCTCCATCATTTGCGCCGGTATAATATTGTGGTACATTTTTAAACGAGATAACGATGATTAAGCCTCTAAAAATCATATATAAGAATACGATCCGAACATCGAACGGGACGATCGAGAACGAGGGTCCAAACTCCCCCTCGATTATCATATTCCGCAATCAAGGCACATCGATTGCCTATGTATTGGGAAACGTGAAGATATTCCCCGGTGAATCGTGGCAGTTGAAAAACGATCCCGGAATCGTGATAGAAAACAGCTTTACGGTGACATTCGACACATCGGTTCCCGGATTAGAGAACAACTTAGCCGTTATTCGCGGATATTATAAAGATTAAAAACATTTCTGTTATGAACGAATATCAACCCTTAGACATAAATAGGAACCCTATCGGGGTTTTGCAGCCCGGAAAGCAATATTACATTGAAGGAAGCGGGGATTCGGTAGAATTGCCCGAAGCCGGTGTGTATATGTTGAGCGTTGAAAGCGGAAAAGTCATACAAATCGATTACCCGGACGGCACAGACAGCCGGTTAGTTTTGGCTACCGGAACGATTATCAGTTTCTATTTCCCTGCTGGAACGACTATTAGTGTCGGAGATGAAGATTTGCAGCTTAACATCAATAAAATGCGGTAAGCCATGAGTTTAGGAAGATTGGGATTAGTCCAAGCCGGGCAACCTTCGAAGAAGTGCCCCACGCTTGCGGAGATGACAGCCGACGCTACGGCCACGGCCTGCCGATATTATGGCTGGAAAGACGGCGTATGCACGGGGAGAGAAGTTGAGGGGCACACTCGTACCCGTTACCAAAATCGACGTGGCAGCGGAGGGGATTAAATTCTCTCATTCCACATTTGAGAATGTACCAGAGATATTCGATTTCTCGAATGTGACTGAGTTGTCATTTTTCTTTGACTCCTGCCAATCTCTAATTTCTTTACCCTCGAACTTAAATTGGGAGAAAATGGCTAATGTTGTGGCGGCTTTTCGTGGCACAACAAGTCTAAATGATGAAGTAAATATAGAGCCGTTAGATGTGCTGTCATTAGAAGGAATTTTTCAGAGAAGTAATATAAGTAAGATCTTAAATTTATCCGTTCAAAGTGCATATACCGCATTTAATGCCTTTGAAAGTTCAAAACTAACGGAAATAGGCAATATCGATTTACCGGATATCGTCACCGCAACATACGCTTTTTCAAATATTCCTATCGTTCATTTCCCGAAGATAAATATTCCGAAAATTGCTAATTGTAGCTTTATATTCTATAATAACCAATCCATGCAATCTCTTGAATACTGGGATTTTTCGAACGTAACAAATGCGGTCAATATGTTTAAAGGATGCTCGGCTTTGTCGTCGATCGGCGATGTGATATTCTTGCACACCGCTCTATCGCTGGCAGATTCCCCGAATATCGATGAAGAGACTTTGAATCGATTCGGAGGATTTGCCAATGCTGCCGGAGAAAGCGGTGTAGCTCCATTAAAATCTTTGGGACTACCGGCCGCTGCGTTGACATTTAACACGACTGCACAAACTTATTTGGAAACAGAAGGTATCATAGCGAAACTGACAGATGAGAATTGGACGGTTAATTTCGCCGATTCGATGTAATGGATAAAAGAACACAATCAAACAAAACCTCATAAAAAACAAATACCCATGAATATAGAAGAAAAGACCTATCAAAAGATTACTCCCGCAACGGAAGGTAATTACCTGACTACCTACCGAGAAGGCGATGATATAAAGACTTACGAGGGAGTAAAAGCGATGTACACGCCGGCAGACTTCGACGCTTCGTCTGTAAGGGAGATTACACCGGAGCAACATCTAAGCTACCAAAAAGCCAAAGAACAGGCTTTGCAGGAGGAAACAGAACAGGGAAATAATGCTTAATAACATATATATGCAGGAAAGAAATGTAATCTCCGGCATGTTGGCAAGTTGGCTAACCTCGTTCATCGAGTTCGTGGAGCCGGTGAAATGGTTCATCGTGGCAGCCCTCTGTTTGATTATCGCCGATTTCAAGTTTGGGATAGAAGCCTCTAAAAAAAGAGGCGAAACCATACGGAAAAGCCGGGCGATCCGACGTACTGTCAATAAGATGATCGACTATATATGTTGGATATTGGTTGCAACCAGTTTCGGAGCTGCATTCGGTCAACCTTTCGGTATTCCCATACTTCCGGCTGTTGTCCTGTTCGTTATATACGGCTGTGAAATAAACTCCTGCTTCAATAATTATTTCGAATCAAGAGACAGCAAATTTCGGATCAATATCTTCAAATGGTTCAAGAACAAGGCCGATATCATCGAGCCGGAAAGAAAGAAAAACGTATAATAGGTTGCATAATAGAATCATACGATATATATTTGCAGTAGGATTACAGATATTTATATAACAATAAATAAGAGCGTGCGAAATCACCTAAAACTACCCTGTGCGAGCGCGATCTCCTTAAACTAAAAGAAACGAAAGTAAGAACGTATTTAACGGAACTACCTGAAACACGAAAATGAAAAAGCCGGTTAATCACCGGCTTTTCTTGTTTTGACTTGTCGCAAAATTTGAGACAACTGGATATTATAGATTGTTGTATATAAGTTCCGGCGGAATAGCCGATATTTTCGAGAAGGCGAAAAGTTTCTTTCCCAAGTCTTTCAGCGAAGCGCCTATATGGTAGATTTCCCCATCGATGATTAGGAACCGATCGTGCGCCTTTGTGTATAACTTGACCTTTACAGGCGAATACTGGGCGTTGAATCGT